AAACCTACTGACCAAGAACAATTTATGTTAATAGAAGCTTTGTTTGAAGATGTAGAAAAGTTAATTAAGAATCAAGAACAAAATATGACTAACAAAGTTAATATAGAATTTCTTAAATCTCAATTAGAAAAAGCTTTAAATGATGTGGAAGAATTAAAAGATAAGGTAAGAGCAAATGGAACAAGTCATTAGTACAGTTGTAGCACTATGTATGTTTATAGCAGGAGAGTTAACTGAACACAGGATACAACCTGCGATGAGTGATTGTTTAAAAGGAAAAAGAGTAGCTGAGAGAACAGCTAATGATAATATAGAGTATAAATGTGGAAAGGTAAAAGCTGAACTAGAATCTAATATAGATGGTAGTAAAGCAATTAAAAAAATAATAGAATAATGACAGCAGCAAAAATATATATACTAACAATAATGTTATGTTCAGTAGGTCAACCTCAATGNGTTATGCCACAAGTAATTAGTGAACATAATACACACTATGATTGTGTTAAACATGGTATGGGTGATGGATATGAAATTTTATTTGGAAGTGATTTAACTAAAGAACAAATAAATAGTGCAAAACTTTATGTAAGATTTAGTTGTGTACCTAAAGATATAGTTGAATCCTAAGAATGAAAAACATCTGAAGCAATTTTTTCTAAGTCTTCAGACAACATACCAAACTTAGCATCACACTCTCTTAACAAAGCTTTTATTACACCAGCATTTTCTTTTTTAAAATGAAGATGTATTTTATCTAAAGGATATTTAGATAACTCTGTAATGAATTGTCCTTGATTATTTATAATTAATTTGAAGCCCATTAGGTGTGCTTCTTTTCTTTTTGTTCTTTTCTTTTGTTTAAGTTTTCGATTGGTTTTCATGTTTCTCTTTCAATAAGTCAACAAGAAAGTCATCATCGTTTTTCTCGCTTTTAAGTTTAGTCATAGGAGTAGTACCTTCTTTATATGTTTCAATGGTTTTAATCCTAACAGGGCTAGTCATAAAAATAGGAAACTTAGGATTGTCTAAAGATTTAACCATAAAGAAACCATCTTCGGCAACACCAAATGTTTCTACTCTTTTAATATCTAAATCATCCGACCCAATTAAACAAATTCTTAAATTATAAACTGGTTTCTCTTCAGGTGGTTTAATAGTCTTACCATTTAATCCTACAATATTTGTCATACATCTGTCCTTATTATATGTTTTCTTAAAGCACGAACAAGTTCTTCAATCTTATCAATACAATTAATTAAATCTTTATCAGTTATAAATTTTTGATGTTCTTTTAATTTATCATATTCTCTTAATGATATATTAACCATAGGACTAGGTGCTTCAGATTCATTTTCATAAGACATATCAGTACTCTGTTCCATTTTTTCATTATGTAATTCTTTAGCTTTATCCCACTTCTCTTGATTTTCTTTAGTTAGTATCATTTTAATCTTTCGGAAAATTCATTCTATCGTCAGGCGATTGAATACTTTTGTTATGTATTTCTTCTATAAGAACAGGTGCAACTTCACCTTGTTGTCCATCATCATCAGATAAACTATCTATACTTTCAGTATACATTTCATTTAATTTATTATTGTTTCTTGTTATTTTTAATTTAAGATGGTCTTTCAATGCATCAATCTTAACATGAAGTATTTTATCTAAGTGTGGATTAATACCATACATAGGTAAATCATTTAATGCTGAGATAATTCTTCTAAAACCTCTTGCTCTTTTTTCTAATTGTGTTATTTGTGATTCATTAGTCATAGTCTCTCTCCAATATCATTTCTAAATAGTGAATAGCTTTTTCTATATCTTTTTGTTTTCCTTTTAGCTTATGCCTACAAATGTATTTAATAGCATTACCCTCTGCAAAAAGTAATTGATTCTCATTTATAAAATGAGCAGGTTGTATCTTCATACCTTTGTAGTGTGTTCCATCTACTTGCTTATCTAAGCTATCATAAGCAACTCCTTTAAACATTTCTTTACTTGGCATTATAATATATTATCCATTCTTCTTAATTGTTTTTCAGTTGGTTGTAACATAGCATTTAAATCGTCTATTGTCAACTCTGGATTTCGTTTTAATTTTTTTACTATCCATTTATAAGACCAAGGTTGTAGTCTAAATTGTTCTTGTCTATCATAGTAGTGAGTTTGATTAGGAATAAAATCAAATACATTTTTATAATTAATCTTACTCGCTTCTTGTTTGGACAACAAAGACTGTAACCATTCAACAAGAATATGCTTTGCTTTTCTTCTTATAGGTTTCATTTTTTTACTGTTCATTTTCTATTTTTATTAGTTGTTTATATATTGTAGTTGTTAATCCAGGAGGAGCAGGTTCAAAATCATATTCACTCTTTACACATCCTGTTATTAAAATAATTATAATTAAATATTTCATTCTTTTTTTCCATGACATACTTCATATGAAGCATTACAATCTCTACAACTATAATTACTTACAAATAAATAGTCATCAGTATCATACACATCTTCAGCATCAAAGTCATTACCCCAAAGTACATCACCATTGCAAATAAAACATTTCATTATTTAACTTCTATAAAATTTGTTTCTCTATCAAAGTATTTATACTCAACAGTTACAGGATTAAAATCATCTAAGCAATCTATGACATCTGATTTTTTAAATTCTTTACATGAGTAAACATCTAACTGAATTAATGCAGGTTGTTTTTCATCCCATGTATGAATACTAATATGAGAAGTATCTATAATAGCAACACCACTTAATCCTTTGTTTCCTTTTTTAGAAACCTTAGATGAATAAGGACCTGCAAGTATATTCATATTTATTTTATCAATTAATTTTTTCATCCAATTAATTGTTTGTTCTTCATCTGTTGGAGGATTTTGTACCTCTGCTTTAATTAACAGATGTTTGTGTACTAGTTCTTTTTCCATAGTTTTTTAATTGTTCCTTGTATTGATTTGTAATTTCATCTACATTAGGTTGCTTAACAACTTCAGCTAACATAACATTCTTATTAGAATATTTAAATACTCTTAAACCTTTACCACCATTAGCATCAGAATGACACTCCCATTTATGAGGACAAAACATACAACCAGTAGCTAAAGTTTTATTACCATTCTTCTCAGTCTTAAACTCATAACATTTTTCTGGAGGAGTATCTTGTTTTAAAGCAGTATTTAAATTTTTAATTAAAGATTTAACATTAGGTTTAGCCATATCATCTGGTTTGTAAAAACAAATATCACCACTTGATTTATCAACAACAAGAAAGCCACCTTCTTTTGTATCACATCCTTCTTCATATCCTGCTAATTGTGCATGATAACCAAATGGGTCATCACCTACTATCTCACCTGATTGAAACTTTTTAAAACTAAAAGGTGATGCTGATTTAACATCGCATACTTCTCCATCAATGATACTATCTATGTGTCCTGCTACTCCTGACACTTCAACTTTTCTTTGTTGGTCTTTGATTGTATGTCCTGCTAACTCTGCTAAATATAAAACTAAATGTTCAATGATATGTCCATATAAAAATTTTAAATTTAATCCTGTGTCTTCATCTTTCCTATCTTTAGGACTATGTTTATCGTACCATAGTTGTCTTGCAGGTTTACCAATAGAAGACATTCTAAGTTTACCTTCATATTTTTCTGCTTTTACTTGAGAAGTATTCCAAGCTAGAATAGCTTCTTTAATATTATTAAGAAAAACATTTAAGTTTTCCTCTGTCATGTTGGCAGGTTTACCAGTAGATATATCAGAAATCAATTGCTTGATGTCTGTTGCTATCGTACTAATGTGTTTCTGACCAGTTGTTTCCGATTTTATATTCGCCATTTAGTGGACACCTTACATTTAATTGTTTACCTGCATCTATAATTGATTGTACTGCTAGTCTTCCAAACTCTTCGGCTCTACTTTCTTCAACCTCGTATTGAAATTCATCATGTACATTTACAACTGGAAATGCTTTGATTTGTTTTCTTATAACATATTCTTCTAGCAATGTCAACGCATACTTCATAACAATAGCACCTGCTCCTTGTAATAAAGTATTCAATGCTGCATGAGGATATCTTATTATTATTTTTCTTTGGTCAAGTCCTCTGACCCATCTTCGTTGAGCCACTCGTTCCACTTTTTCTCGTAAGCTTCTAAGACTTGGTGTTGCTCTAAGAAATTTTTCTTTAGCTCTTTCACCATCTGCTGTCGAACCTCCAATGATACTTCCGATTTTTGCTGAACCTGCTCCATAGATAAATGCGTAGATAAAAGTCTTCGCCTTATCTCTTGATTCCAGACCAGCAGCAATTTGATTTGCTGTGTGTATATCTCCATTAACGACTTCATATATATAATCCTTATCATTCATGTAGTGTGCTAACATCCTCAACTCAAGCCCAGATGCATCCACTCCTACTAGTTTATAACCTTTATTTACTATCCATAATGCCCTACATTCTTTACCATATGGTGAGTACACAGCAGGAATTTGAGCCATGTTGGGCGACTGGTGGCTCATCCTTCCTGTTATTGTGCCATTAGTAATGACCTTGCCATGTACTCTACCATCTTCTCTTATAGCTTCTATCCAAGAACTTACTTGAGCAATTCTTTTCTGGAGCATAAGAAACCTGTTAATTAATTTAGCTTCAGGAATATTATGTATTTGACTTAATACTTTCTCATCAACAATAACATGACCTTTATCTGTTTTCTTCTTAGGCTTCCACCCAAGTAACATCAATCGTTCAGCTATCTGTTGTCTTGAACCTAAATTAAATTCCTTGAACTTAACTTTAATAAAGGGAACTCCCTTCACATATCCTCTTGCTTTGTTATTAGACTTAGGAATAAACTCTTCTTCTATTTTTAATGGAGGAAAAGTTTTTCTTACAGTNGTAGTCAAGTCATTCATGTCTTCTTGAAACTTAGCTTGTAAACTATAAGCTTCTACTATATCAAGTTTAAATCCTGACTCATGTTGTCTTTGAATTATCTTTGCTGTTTCATGTTCTAACTCTATTGACTCACCAAAGTCAGTCATCTTTTTAAATAGAAACTTATATAACTTTTCTGTTAAAGCTACATCATTTCTACAGTAAGCTAACATCTCATCACTAAGATAATCAAATTGTTCAAACTGAATTTTACCTTGACCTCCAAACTTTAAGCCCCAATTTTTTAGTGAATGTCCACCCTCTAATATAGGATTAAATAATCTTGAAAGAACTAAGGTATCAGTTATCTTACAATCTTTAAATAAGTCTTTACCAAAAAATTTATTAAGAACAGGTATATCAAAGCCTATGATATTGTGTCCTATAAATTCTTTAGTTTGTTTTGCAAAGTCTTCGAACCTATGAAGATTCTTACCATCAGTAAATTGATAATAAGTTTCTCCATGTTTACAAACAATGCACCATACTTTATCAGCAGTCATCGTTGTTTCAACATCGAAGACTACCTGATTAAAGGTCATCTATTTTCACCTCATTTAATCTACCAGTATCTGGGTCATATAATAAGTCACAACAAGGACCAGTAGTACCAGAGAATCTATTCTTTAATACTCTAACTCTTGTTGTATTTCTAATAATAGGGTCATCATTTTGTGCATCTCTTTCTAATCCGATAACCATATCTGATAGTTGTCCGATAGAAGCTGAACCTCTTAACTGTGATAGTGAAGTTGCTGCACCCTCTTCATGTCCTTTACCTTCTGGTCTTCTTAAGTGAGATACAACTATCATAGCAATACCTGTTTCTTGTACAAGTGTTCTAAGTCTAGTCATAATTTCATCCAATGCTCTACGTTCATCACCTGAAGATTGGTCTGATACAATGATACTAACATGGTCAATAACAACATACTTACAATCTAAACCTTTAGCTAAGTATCTTACTCTTGAAACTATATTATCAATTGAGTTAGAACCAAAGTGGTCAAACATATAAACTCTACCAGTACCTACTGTTGCATCAAAGTAAGTTTTTAATTCTTCTTTACTTACATGAACATCTGGTAAATGTAATCTTTGATTTGCTTCAACACTCATCAAA